GGGGGGTGGGGTGGGGGGGGGGGGGGGGGGGGGGGGGCCCCCCCCCGCGGTAGCCGTAGTCGCCACCAAAATGCCGGATAGCAGAACGTTGGCCCTGCGCTGCTCGTACAGCTGCTTGTCCATCATGTCCTCCACGATAGCGTTGTGAATTCGCGTCTCGCGGGCCTGCTCCTCCATGCTCAGGCGCACCCACAGCTGGTGCCTCTCCTGCTCGTACAGGTTCAGCGCCTCCTGCAGGGTGTAGGTGCGGCCCTGGCGAACGTACTTGTACAGGGTGTCCGCCGCGTTCGGGTACAGGTAGTCTTCCGGGAACCAGTGGGAGAAACGCTCCATGTACTCGTTGTGTACCTTCGAAAGCTCGGCGATGGCCGGCTCCTCATAGTCGCTCCACACCGAGTCGTTATGCGCGCGACGCTTGTTGTTCTCCCTCTCAACCTTCGCCGCCGCCAGCGGGTAAGCGACAAAGTACATCAGCGACCACCAGAGAGCCGCAATCACAATCGCCGAGACAATCGCCGGCACGTGAATGGTGTGCCACGGAATATCGCTCGAGTGAATCTGCGGGTTGGCGTACAGGTAGCGTAGATAGGCGATCAGCATGATGATGGAGCTGGCAAGGTACGTCCACGGAATCAGCTTAAAACAGGCCACGAAGAGCCGCTTGAGCTTAATCCGAGGGGGCTCAGGTACGGCGGCAACGTATGCCTTCTGCGCGCTCTTCATCGAATCGGCCCAGGGCGCGGCGCGATCCACCAGCTGCATGACCTGGCGGAGGTGCTCCAGCAGGTCCTGACGCTGATGCATCTGCTCCTGCGGAATCGGCGAGTTGGTGGAGGGGGCGGGGATGGTGGAAACCTGCAGGCATGCGGTATGCAAATGGACCCATGAGGGCTTAAGGAAAGCTTATGCAAGTATTTAAGACGCAATGTCAGCGTTAAAGGGCAGAGAATGTGATTGCATTTTCAAAGAGAGAATAGTCAAAAGACTATTAAAAAAGGTGGTACCGCAGGTTAACGCTTGTCCTTTTATGGGCAGGCGTTTTTGTATGTTATGACTGAAAATGCAGAGAGAAGGAGGATATATCACATGAAAAAGTTAGTTATCAAACTTGTTGTACTTACAGCATTATTTACCGCATTTTTCGCTATGACTGCATTCGCTGCAAAGGGCGATGCTAAAGCCGCTTTTACTAAAGTTAACGAAATCAGAGTTGCAAACGGCCTTCAGCCACTTACTTGGAACTTCCAGATCGAAAACGCAGCTAAGGTAAGAGCTACAGAAATCGTTAGAAGCTTTTCTCACACAAGACCTGATGGATCTGCATGGTACACAGCTGACCCAAGCGTTCTTTACGGAGAGAACTTAGCACAGTATTTCGATGGCGCTGATGAAGTTGTAGTAGCTTGGATGAATTCTCCGGCACACAGAGCAAACATCCTTAAGCCGGAGTTCAAGTCCGGAGCTATCTACACTGTAGAAGTAAATGGCGAAGTTTACTGGGCACAGGAATTCGGTATCTAAAGAAGAAGTATAAAAGAACTGAAAACGAAATTGAAAAATTTGAAAAAATTGAAAGAGTATGTAAGGGAAAGAGCTACCGAAAAATCATCGGTAGCTTTTTTCGTGATAAAAATTTTCTTTTTATCAAAAAAACCTGAACTGTATGATAAGCTTGACATAACAACAGATAATGCACTGGATGATTATTTTTGGATAAAGAAGTCGACAGATTTGGAAGTAACAAAAAAAATACAGGATAAGCTCTTAAAAACACTTGAAGAAGGGAAGACTTATTCTGATTTTAAAAAAGAACTTGATTTAGAAAATTTAGGACTAGGAGAAGACGGTCATTACTGGAAAGGTGCATTTGATATGAATATGGCATTTGCACAGTCAAGAGGTCAATATGAGGAGCAACTGGAAGGTATACAGTATGGATTTGAATATGGATTATTTGACGCAATACTGGATGGTAGAGAAACTAAGACTTGCCATAATCTTGATGGAAAAGTAATGCTGCTTACTGACTGGATAGAGCAGGGAATGTATCCACCACTTCATTATCGTTGCAGAAGCCGTATAATTGCTATAACAGAAGAAGATGTCAAGGACATGGGAGTGACAGTTGAAAAGAAAATAGAACATGCTCATGTGCAGAAAAACTTCGGTAAGTTTTCAACAAGGGAAAAAGACTTGAAAAAAATCTGCACAAAAAAAGAGAAAGAAATAGAAGAAAATAAAAAGAAAATTGATTTTTCTGCATTAAATTTAGTTGATAAAAATTCGATTGAAAAAAATAAAAAAGAAGATATAATAATTAATGAGAAGATGTATCCTAAAAAATTAGCAGGAGTAGAAAGAAGTGCTCCAATGAACAAAGAAATCGCTAATAGTGGAAATGTCAATCCTAAATTTAAATTAAGCAAGGGGTACAGAAGAAATTGTCAAACTTGTGTTGTAGTTTACGAAGCTAGGTTAAGAGGTTATGATGTTGAAGCTTTGGAATTCACAAAAAATTCGATGTCAGAAAAATTAGCTTTAAAGACAAATTTAGCTTGGAAAGATTCAAAAACAGGAAAAAATCCTGAATATATATTTGATAAAAATATAACTAATTACAAAAAATATTTTGAATATTTAAAAAATATTCTTCAAAAAGACCAAAGATACACCATGGAGTTTGGTGTTAAAGGTCGTCGAAGAGTAGGGCATATTGTCTCCATAGAAAAAACAGAAAATGATAAGATACATTTATATGACCCACAGACTTCAAGGCACTATGAAGAGGAAGAAGTTTTAAAATATTTGACTATAGTAAAATTCAAATCTTCTTCATTTGGGCTAAAATTTAACACACCACCTAAATTATTAAGAATAGATAATTTAGAATTTGATTTAGATGTAGTCAATCAAATTTTGAAAGCGAGGGATTATAATGATGACATTGAATAAAATCAGAGATTTTTTAAAAAAAGAAGAAGCGGGATATGACGATGTAAAATATTTAGGAGAATGGAAAAACTATAAAGTTTATGAGCCTTTCTTTAAAGGAAAAAAAATAAAATACACAGGATTACCTTATCAAATTCTTGTTGAAAATGATAAATTTAGATGGGCAGAACCTGAAGAGTGTCTCGAAATAATAAATTATTTTTTCCCTGCTGAAGAAAACAAGGATTAAAAACATGAAAATAAAAATAGTCAGCGACCTGAAGCAAGTGAACAGAAGACTGGAAAAGCTGAAGAATATGCATGATAGTACTTTTCTGACAGGCAAAATAGCTCATGATATGAAGAAGGAAGTTGCTTTAAGATTCAGAAGGCAGGAAGATAAAGATGGAAAAGCTTGGGCAGAGTTAAGTAAAAATACAATATTGAGAAGAAAGCGTGGCAAAAAGAAAAAGGGAGTTGCAAAGATACTTCAGGACACAGGGAAATTGAGAAATTCAATTAGTGTGGGGAATACTAAGACTAAAGCTATAGTTGGAACTAATCTTATATATGCAACAACACATCAATTCGGAGCCGAAAGAAGAGTTATGACAGCGAAGAGTAAAACAGGGTATACATTTTTTCCTGTAACTATCCCTGCCAGACCTTTCATGGGACTTTCGAAAAAACAGAAAACAAGATACAGAGAATGGATTAGAAAATGGAAAAGAGGAGAATTAAGCTAGACAGTTGAAAAACTGTCTTTTCTTTTTTAAAAATTGAGGTACAATATATTTGAAGGAGGTGTAAATGATGAAAGAAGTAAATTTATTAGTTTATGGAAATTTATTTAAAGGCGAAGATATTTTATCAGAAGACCTTTATTCAATGGCTTTTTGGTTTATTAGATATGAAAATATGGAACCGTATACTGGAGTATTGATTTATAAGAATCAATGCAAAATTAAAGTTAAAAATGGTTTTGTTTTAGAAGTTTCTGAAGAAAACGGAAGAAAAAAAGTTAAACCAGAAAGTAATCAACTGTATCAGGAACCAAGAGCAAATAGAGACCTTTATAAATTGTTGACTTTTATGGAAATACAATAAAGTTTTTAAAGGAGAAAAGAAATGAAGAAAAAGAAAATTGTGATTTTAGCAGTTGTAATTTTAATTTTATTTTCAGGTAGTATTGTAGGTTATAAACAATATAGAGAAAATAAAAAACAACAGTTCATAAAGAATAATTCAAAGCCTGTTGAAGTTGAAATAATCAAAAGTGGTGTTGAAGAAACAGGAGCATTAATAGAGCAGGTGGCTGTTGTTAAGATAACAAATCCTAACGAACTGAAAGCTATAAATATTAAAATAAGAGTTCCTTTTTATGATAAATATGGAACATTGCTTTCTTCATACGAAATAACAAGAGACGAAATGCTTCCGAAAACAAGTGAAGAAGTAACTATTAGAGGAAGCTCTATAACTAGATATGATGTTGCACTAGGTATTTCAACGGAAAAAGAATGGAAAAGGTCATTTGATAAACTGTTTATAAATTCTAAAAAAAGTAATGAAAATATAGAAATTTCAGTTGGAGAATATATTTTTCTTACAGGAAAAGATTACTCAAAACTTTATTAAAAATAATGGAAGACACTCAAAAGGTGTCTTTTTTTGTTGCATTTCTAAAACCAATTAAAAATTAATATAATCTGTTTAAGTATTGTTTTTATTGACTTATATCAAAATTAAACAACTGATTTTAATCTAATTTTTATAAAACGTTACCTTTTTTGTTCCACATTCTTATATAGTGAGAAGTAATGCAAGGAGGTGGAAAATGAAAAAAAGGATAAAGGTCTTTGAAAGTGGGGAATATCCTCAAGGAAATATAGATAAGGAACAGGTAAAAAATATTTTTTCTAAGGCAGAAAGAGTTGACGGAATATTTCAACATTCAAGCAAATGGAAAGCAGCAGGTAAAAATCCTGTTAAAGTTGGAAATTTTGAAAACTTTGGAATAGAAGAAACTGAAGATAAAACTGTTGTTTATGCAGATATCAATTTTAACGATAAAGGTAAGTCCTATTATGAAGATGACATATTAAAAGGTGTATCTGTCGAAATAACTAATGGCAACCTCGATAAGATAGCAGTCCTTCCAGTTGGAGTAAATCCAGCTATAAAGGGAGCGGAATTTGAGGAACATGTAATTGAGTTTGAGGAAATAGAAGATAAGAAAGGAAATGATATGACAAGAGAAGAAGTGTTAAAAAGCTTAACAAAAGAAGAAATATTGACTTATGGAAAAATTGAAGGACTGGAAATAAAAGAAGTCGTTCCAGAAAAAACAAAAACAGAAGAAGAAATAAGAGCCGTAATTGAAGCAGAATATGAACAAAAAGCACAGGCTAAAACAAAAGCACTGGAATTTATGGAAGCTAATAAGCTTAAAATTACTCCTGCAATGAAAGAAAATGGATTAAATGAAGAAATGCTTACTAAAGTTTTTCAAACTTCAGAAACGATGGAATTTGGAAATGAAAATATAACATTAGGGGCATTACTTACAAAGATTTTTGAAAAAATGCCAAGAATTTTAGATTTGGATCAAGTGTATAGAAATGTAGAATTTGAACAGCAAGAAGCAGGAGAAAATGTAACTGAAATAATGAAAAAAGCAAAAGAAGAAACAGAAAAAATGTATAAGTAGGAGGAGAAGATGGGAAATAGAGTAAAAAGAGAACAGTATGATAAAAAACATTTAGTAATATTTGAAACACTTCCAGGTGAAACAGTTTTAGTAGCAAGTGGAAATGGGAAAATAGCAACAGGACAAGTACTATCACAAAAAACAGCTGATGGAACTTGGCACAAATTTAATAAAGCGGGGACAGATGGAACAGAACTTCCAAGGAGAGTTTATAAGGGAGAAGAAGAACTGGATACAACTTCAAAAGAAGCAATAGCAGTATGTGTAAGAGCAGGTGCTTTGGATAAGTCTTTAGTTGTAGGAATAACGGGAACAGATTATAAAGCAATAGCAGAACTTGAAAGAAATGGAATATATTTAGAGGAGGTAAAAAATGTGCCTGTAAATTCAGTTAATAAATATTATTTAGAAAAATTTAACGGAACACCTTTTATGACTATATCTGACAGCTTCAAGCTTGATGATGTTGTAGGAGAACTGACTACATTGTCAATTGTACCTAGAGGAACAAAAGCTCCAGCCATAAAGGTAAACGGATTCGAAAGAATAACAATAACACCTGATATCATAAAAGGAACTGCAGCCTTGACGCCACTTGAAACTTTAGAATTACAGGCAGGACAAGTTTCAACTGTAGTAAATGGACAGGTAATAGATAATAAAGCACTTATAGAAAGCAAGAAAATGGCAATACTTAAATCAGGATATGAAAATACAAAAGCAGCAATGGCAGCTGAACTTTATCTGACTGGAAAGGTAACATTGCCAGTGAGTGGAGACAGCATTGATTTTGAATACAAAGCACCAACGGCAGTTAACTTCAAAACATCTGATGACCAGTGGGAAATATTCTTGGTGGACAGAATAACTGACTATGTGAAGGAAAATAAAATATATCCTGAAACAATAGAAGTTGATGTTGAAATCTTAAAATCTATGATGAAAAATGCAAATTTAAGGGAAACGCAGAAAGCTTATTCTATAGCTGAAATAGCACCAAATGCAGCAAGAAGTCTTGAACAGACTTATCCTAACTTCAATATTTTAAATATGAAAGTTACAGCATTAGTTCCAGCAACTGACATAAAGGGGAATCCAATTGATACAACTGGACTTATGTATCTGTCGACTGCTTCTGAATTCACAAATACTTATGTTGGACTTGAAATAGCAAATGGGCAAAGCACTCAAATGCTTAAGGCAGAGTATTTTGTAAATGAAGTTGTGGAAGTTGACCCTGCCGGAAAGAAATTTATTTTTCAAAGTGGATATTGTCCAGTAATTCCAATTCCAAAAAGAGTCATGAGATGGAAAATAACAATAAAACCTTAGTAGGTGGTAACAAATGGCTTATGAATTAAGTGAAATGCTTAAAGTCCGTCTTGTTCGTTTAGGAATGAATGAGACGGATATAAGCTTAAAAATAGAAGAATTGAAGAAGCAAGCTAATGCTTTTATTGAAATGAGACTTGGAGAAATTATTCTAACTGAAAAGCAGAAAGAAATACTTGAAAATAACTATATACAGTATGAACTTTTTGCACAGTTGGAAATGGAAAGTTTCACACAGGACAAAAGAATATTTTTAGATAATCTTATTGAGGACATTATTAGACAAGATAAGGAAAAAAGGCAGAAGCAACAGGAAGAAAGAGCTAATAATTCAAGAATAAGAGTGTATTAGGAGAATTAAAATGATTGAAACATTAAAGGAAGCTGTATCAAGAATAAGTGGGAAACAGTGCGAGTTTGGTTTTTATAATGACTTTGGTTCATTGAATGACAGTAAATTCTTATTAGAGCCTTCAAGTAGACGAAGTACTACTATAGGAGTGAGTGGCAGAAAAGAATACACAAGTATCATGAATCTTTATTATTTTTATTTTAATAACTTACGCACGAATTCATTAGAAGTAATAAAAGAGATGAACAGCTTGCTGGAAAAGATAATGGCTGATGAAGAGGTCAAAAAGAAAATTATAGCAATTAATTATGAATATTCTGTTCAGAACATCAAAGAGAATGAAAATGATTTGACTGGAATAGTAGAAATGACAATAAGAATGGAAATAAAAGAAAGGTAGGAAGAAATGGACGTAAGATTTTTATTAGGAAAGCAGACTGCAAAAGGAACTCCACAGACTACAGATGTCAGTCTTTTAGCTGCAACTTCAAGTTCTGTTACTCCAAATGTCAATAAAGTAAGTTCAAAGGCAATTGGAACAGGGCGTTGGGAAAAAGATGGTTTTGTTTCTAAAGTGGAGGTAAATGGTGATGTAGCGGTTGAATTAACTACGGGGCAAATGGAGATGTTCCTGTTAGGGGCAGGATTCAAAAGCAAGACAGTAGCAACAAAAAATCTTGAATTTACTCCTGATGATGCATATAACAATTATCTAACACTTATTACTGATAATGTTGAAAGTGATATTCATGAATATGCTCAGGACTGTTTAATATCAAGTTTGAAGATAAATGCCCAGCTGGAAGCTTATATAACTGGAACGGCAACTTTAATCGGAATGGATCATACAATTCAGAATGCGAAATTTGCAGGTACTCCAACAGCATTTAAAGGAAAACCTTTAATCTGTCTAGGGTCTGTAATAAAAGAAAAGAATACTGATGTCACTGCAGAAATAGAAAGTATAGATATTACAATTGATAACAAGCTGGAAGGTAAGGGTGCTTTGAATTCTATCTACAATAAAGCAATAAGACAATCTGACAGGGGTAGTGTGAGCTTATCGTTACAATTTAATGAATTCAACAAGACTTCATACAAAAACGCACATGATATGTTAAAAGCTAATACATCATATGCCGTAGAAGTAACATTTGCTGAAGTGGAAGACAAGACTAAGAAAGTTGTTCTGACATTCCCTAACTGTAAAATAGGAAATGTAGAAGCTACTGACCTTGAAGGAGCAGGAGGAATTAGTAAGGAACTAAATGCTTATTTCGATGACGGAATTAAGTCTCCAGTTAAAATAGA